CGCAGCAGGTGTGTTGTCAGCCAGTGCAGGTACAGTGTTTGCACAAAATGTAAACATGCTGGTCAGTGTGTTTCCACTGATGTTGGCTGCGGCACTGTTGCCCACAGTATTAAAAAATGGCGTCAATAGTGATGTGCTGGTATAAGCTGCGTCGGCAGCAGTCCAGGTATTGGCAATGGCCACGCCGCTGTTGTTGCTCAACGTGGCTCCAGCAATCATCTGTAATGGTGTTAATATACTAGCCATTATGCTGCAAACACATCACCACTGCCTTGGCCAACTGATGTACAGCCTGCTAATGCATCGCCTACTCTGGCCAGAGGTTTACCATTTACAAAAACTGTGCTACTGCCCTGAGAGATTGAAGCCACATGCCCTTTGCATGGATTGCCGGGTCGTAAATGCCCTGTGCTACTGTCTCCCACTCTGGCTGCTGGTCGGTTGTTGATGAACACATCACCACTGCCGTTGGCAATGGTGTATCCACTGCAATGTGGAACTCCTTGGTCACCTTTTCTCGCCGCTGCGGGCATGTTCAATCTCCATAAGTTTTAAAAACTGATTGTGCCATTGTTCAATTTCATCGTGTTCCTCACTGGTGTGTGGGCCTGGTGGGATTTCTGGTAGAAATTCTATCACATGGTCTAAGTCGTCAGGGATATCTTTGTATTGGTCATACACAAAAAGCTCAGTGCCTTTCATGATTACAAATCTATGCCCCATGCTGTATTTATGGATGTGAAATACTGGGCTGTTAACCCATTATCAATTTCTTTTCCGGCACTCGGATACCAGTCAATGCTTCAATATACTTCATCTTGACTGCATCATCTGTTAATGCGTAGATTGCCACGTTGTTGATGTTTAGTTTGACTGGCTCATCTGCATCAGCAGTAAACATGCTGGGCACTAGTCCTAGACCCTGTGGTCCAGGCGCTACACTAACAGGTGCGCTGATTTCTAACCAATCACCTTCAGCTTGTGTTAGCTTGGCAATGAGTTCTTCGCCTGAGTTCAATTTAAAAGTTACTGTGCTGCCTACGAGATGTTTCATTCTGTTAATTTCTTTTTAAGTTCTGTAAATCCACCCACAAGTTCTTGATCCAGAAAGATCTGTGGTAATGTTCGAGCCGTTGGTACTGCTTCTAGCAAGTCTTCTCGGCTGAATCCGTGCCCAATTTTCTTTTCTTCATATGCAATATTGCGCTGCTCCAACAAGGCTTTGGCTTGATCGCAGAATGTGCAGTTGTCTTTGCTCCAAACAATGGCTTTCATTGTGTTCTTCTTTAAACTTCGAATACTATTTTGATATTGCCGTCCATGGTGTTATTGAGCCCCCAATTTTGAACATAGGCATCTTCCAATTGCATTATTTCTCTAACAATTAACTCATGAACATTGCTAAAATCTCTAGCAGCATACTTTTCAATTGAAGGCCAGTCAGGACCTGCACAGTTAAAATAGTGTTGTTCAAATGTATACAGTATGTCGGCTGCAACAATTTGATAGTTTGTTTTTTCAAGTTCTTTCTTGATGTAGCAATAGTAATCAAAAATAGTTACTGGTCTGCTGAGATCAAAAATCTGAGCAAATTCGTGAGGCTCGGTACAACTGATCAATCTGGCCAGATTGAATGCCACAAACCCTCTGCCACCGGGCTTGATTATTTTTCCAAACTTGTTGATGAGATCTTTAAAATCCAATAGAGACACATGATGTATTGCTGATATAGTCATGGCACTATCATATTCACCGGGGTGATTGGCCACAAACTCATCATCAAAATAGCCACGTATATCTGCTGCTTCTCTTACAGGATCCATGCCCACAATCTGTGGTATGTATTTTTTAAAAACATTATCACCACAGCCTACATCTAAAATGATGTTTGGATTGGACTTGAGCAGTAATTCAAGATAGTAAAAAATACTGTAACTGAATATTCCAAACTTTGCAAACTCAGTTCTTGGCAACACATATGGGCCAGTGCCAAAAGGCATAGTTGGTGCCAGTTGTTCCACTGAGAGGTCAGAAATTTCCGACACTAGTGTTGGAAATTCTTTGGATAATTGTTGATAGATAGTTGAGGTTGCAAACTGTTGCTCCCACTGGGCTTTGTTAAATCTGTTGTAGTTCATAGTGAATTACTTATGTTGTTGGCAGTGTATCATAATTTAATTTTCTTTCATTAATATCTTATATCCATCGCAGCATCCATAACACCACATCCTTTTGATCAGTGAATCCCCACCACTCTTGTTGATCCTCAGAATTGCTACTATAACAAAGAAGTTGACCTCCGAGGGTCATGCTTTTTCCAATTCCTTGTGTAGTTCTATTGACTCTCTAATTTGTGAACATTCAGTTTGATATTGACATTCATGCACTGTATTTGCTAACTGATATACAGGAAGCAGTGAGCAAAATTGTGTGTAATGTGAGCCCTCTAGTGGGCAGATTGTGCATTGAGTTTTCATTTTATAACTCCGGTAGTGCATCGTAGTCCAGCTGATCGCTCATGACCCCAATAACATAGTTAGTGCTTTCGGACTCTTGCAGTGCAGTTTGTTTGTTTGATGTGTTTACATGCTTGTTGAACCAAGGAATAGGTGTTGATCGAGGTGCAGGTTCCTGATACTTGATACCAATTTCCTTGAGTGCGCCCACGGCTGTGTAGTCCACAAAGTCTTTGAGAATGTTGGCATTGAGACCAATCACAGGGCCCTTGTTGAACAAGTAGTCTGCCCAGCCCTTTTCTTCACGGATCACGTCCAGATACAACTCATACACTTCAGCCTCACATTCTACCTTGGCGGCTGCAAATCGTGGATCTTCCTTGATGACCTGATTGATAATATAAGCGGTCCATTCCTTGTGCAGAATCTCATCTTGTAGAATCAAGCTGATGATGTTGCCATTGCCCATGAAGATCTTGTTCTCTACCATGGCCAGGCTGGTGGCAAATGATACCATGAACCTGAATGCTTCCAGCGCATAACTGGCATGCAAGGCCATCCAGATTGCTCTCACATGTTCTACTTCTTCCACAGGTTGGCCTAGTTCTTTGGCACAGTTGATTCTGTGCAGGTCATCATAGTATTTGCCCACACTGGATGCCATGTCAATGATCTGCTGTGTGTCGTGGATGGTGTTGAACACATCCTTGGGCACGTTGTAGATGTTGCGAATGATATGACTGTAGCTCTTTGAATGAATGTTGGTTTCAAAGAATGTCCAGTTGTAGATCAAGGCTTCTAGTTCTGGCAATGATACCACAGGCATAAAGATCTGACTGGGTCCACGACCTTGCAAACTATCCAAGGCAGTTTGGCGTAGCAAGTTGCTGGTAAAGATATGACGTACTGTTTCGCTGGCATCCTTGAAGTCGTTTGAGTCTTTGGTCAAGCTGACTTCTTCTGGTTGCCAAAAGAATCCACGTGCTGTGGCTTCATAGTCTGCAATCTTTTTGTACTTGACTTCTTCGAAACGTTGGATTGTGACAGGACCAGCAGGGTCCAGGAACATCTTGCGATTGAGATAGTCTGTTCGTGTTGCTAGATTGTATTGTTGTTTTGACATTTTAATAATTCTCTGTTAGTCATTTTTTTCTTCAATGGTGTAAAACCAATCATCTCCTGCGGTCCACTTGCGTGTGCCATCCACTGTCCATAAATTTTGTGCGGCTTTAAAGTCTGGAAACTTAACATTACCCGAGATCAAACTTTGATCGTACCATAGGCATCGATTGTTGGGCTGGCAAGCAAACTGGCCGTTTTCCAGTCGAATAAAGTTAAAGCTCTTGTGTTCTTCAGCAACTTCGGTAAAGCCTGTGTCCACATCCATGCCGTCGGCACAAAAGTCCACTGTGAACAGGTAAGTGCCGTAGTGCCATTCCCGATCTTTGCCCAGAAACTTCACACCTAGATTACGCAGACCTATTTTTTCAATAATGGTAAAACGATAGCCCATGCAGTCCCAGAGTTGTAGGGTGTCAATAGGCAACTGGCCTGTGTAGTTTTCTTGCCATACATAGGCATGTATAGGCAGTTTGTCGTAGAGTGCTCCGTAATTGGGCAACAAGCTCTCGATGCGAAACACCTGTCCTCTTAGTGCTTTGAGACTGACCCAGATGGCAGGTTCTAGTTCTCCGTGACCTTTTTCAAAGTTGTAGAGAAATTCTCTTTTGATCCAGCACTTGATGGGAGGTAATGATCCTACTATGTAACTCATATTTTTTTTACCAATGTCGTATAACACCTGCTATAATAAACATGTTTGTGATAACATAACATGCAATTATAGCAGTTCTTACCAGGGCCACACGATCCGCATCGCTGTTATTTGCACAGGCTTTTTCTCCTAGTGCCTTGGCCCATAGTCTCCATGCTGCTGTTACAATTTGCATGCTTCGCAGTCTTCTTGATCATCAAAATCAATCACTTCAAGTGGAGCATCTTCTGTGACATTCTTGCTGCCTGTTTTGTTGATCAGGCTGTAGTAAAAAGTCTTTAGACCCCAGTAATGAGACTGCATCAGGTTTCTTGCAATCAAGGTAGTTGGCACCTTACGGTCTGCAAAGTGTGCAGGATTGTAAAATGTGTTGGTGCTGATACTCTGATCAACATAGGCAGCAATAACCGCCGCTGTCTTCAAGTAACCATCACAGTCTTTTTGTTCCCACATCAGTTGATACTTGTTTTTAAGTTTGTGATATTCAGGAACCACCTGTGTCAAGCTGCCGGCTTTGGATTCTTTCACACTGATCAGGCTCATGGGCATTTCGATACCGTTGGTTGAGTTGATCACAACGGAACTGGATTCCACCGGTGCCACTGCCATTTGTGTGGCATTGCGCACTCCATGTGTTTTCATTTCTGAGCGCAAGGCTTCCCAGGGCAGCTCAGGGGCAAAGTCTGCAAGTTCATTCACACCTTGAGCTCGTAGTTCCCAGGGGAATGTGCCTTGGCCATAACGTGTGTGGTCTGAACCTAGACACTTGCCACGTTCCTTGGCTAGTTCTACACTGGCTTCGGTCAAGTAAAATGCTAGATGTTCCATCCAGGTTTTGACTTCGCCCAGTGCATCCTTTTCACCATATTGCAAGCCACGCTTGGCGTGCCAGTATGCTAAGTTAGTAATGCCAATACCTAATGGACGAATTTCGTCGTTGCTTAGTTTGGATTGTATACTTAGAAAATCTTGATAATCAAGTATATTGTTAAGGCTACGGTGTAGAATACGGCAAGCACGGCGCATATCTTCGGGATTCCTGAAAGCTCCCCAGTTGATTGAGCCGAGTGTGCAGAGCGCAATACGTCCCTCCGCATCGTCAAGTCTTTTGAATGATTTTGTTGGTAAAAGGATTTCACAGCATAGGTTACTCTGGTAGATGGTATGATACTCGGGATCAAACGGGCCCTGCTTCATTACATTGTCAATGAACACTAGATAGATGCGTCCGGTGTCTGTGCGCTCTTTTAGTATTCCACTTTTGAATACATCTTCTGCGTTCATTGTCTTTTTGCGTAGGTCCTTGCGCTTTTCGTATTTGACATAGAGTTCTTCAAACAGTTCAGTGTTAGAATAGAATGCCTGATACAGATCTGGAACTTCGTTGGGATCAAAGAATGTTATTTGTTCTTTGTTCTTGAATCGTCTCCAGAAGAAGGCGGAGAGGACCACACCATAGTCCATGTGTCGCACACGAGTTTCTTCTGTGCCTTGGTTGTTCTTGAGCACAATG